GGTGTCCAGTTTGCAACCTAGTCACAAAAAAGCCCACACGGAACAAACAACCGTGTGGGTTTTCTCGCTTCTTTTGAATCATCTAAGGCAGCACTTTTTAAACTTCTTGTCACTTCCGCAAGGGCAAAGGGCATTCCGGGCAACGGTGGGTTCTTCACACTGGCAAATTCCTTGGTTCACCTGTCCCCCCAATCATCATTCAGGTATTCCCAATCAAGAAAGTCATGTTCTTCCCGGTCATCTGGGTATTCAGTCACTTGCATCCAATGAAAGAAGTGTTTTCCATCATCACAGAAGCAAGCCTTGGATCCTTTGTTTACTTGATAAACCTCTTGTTGTTCCCTTGCCCAAGCTTCATATGTGGCAATGATGTCATCACCCACACAATCCCGGATGTCCCCGCGTGGGTGCAAGTCACCCTCAAGCAGTTCATAAACATCTGAACCGTCGCCCTGAAGACCCACAAGGGCCTTGAATAGCTGTAAATTAAGGTAGTTCATTATTGGACTTCAAAGGGGGTGAAATCTTTGAATGTGGCATTGTCCAGCAACTTCAGGACCGCCAACAACTGATTGTGTTGTTCTGCAAGCTTCCGTGCGTGTTGGAAGTCCCCATTCAAGTTGGTAATGTGGAAGTCCCGGTCCGCCCGTGCAAAGCGCAAGCAGATGTTTTTAGGGGTTTGGTCAATACAGCACTTTTTGAACTTCTTGCCGGACTCACAGGGGCACGGGGCATTGCGTCCGGTCTTGCTCATATCAATGCCTTTGTGGGCACAGACAACGGCAATGTGTTTGTTGGGGTTGAATGGTGTTTTATTTGGGTCCATAATTTATGATTTCTTGGGGGTGCGTTTGTCTAATGTTTTGCCAAGCTTGCGCAATGCCCGTTGGAATTTCCACTCCGGCAAGTTATACACAATGTAAGCGGCAAGGAATGCAGACCCATAAAACAAGGCGGCACAGAGGGTGATTGATTCGGATAAGCTCATTTTGATTTTATGTAATGGGTGAATATTTTGACGGTGTCATCTATTTTAGGTGTGATTTTGTTTTTCATTTAACAAACAAAAAACGTTTTTCGTTTACCCGTCAAGCCCCAAAAACAAGAAACTTGCATTTCCCGCCAAAAACTCTGATTTTGCCTTTATGCCAAAAGTTGACCATAAACGCAAAGAAGTTTCAGACAACCAAAAGAGTTGGAAACTGATTTCTGACTGTGTTGCCGGGGAAGAAACCATCAAGAAGGCAAAGGAACTCTATTTGCCAAACCCCACAGCGGAACTTGACAGCGAGTATAGCAAGAAGCGGTTCAAAGCATATGTGCAACGGGCGGTCTTCTACAATGTGACCGGACGGACCCTTGACGGTCTTGTTGGTCAAGTCTTTAGCAAGGACTCAGAATCAGACTTGCCCGGTGATGTTGAACGATATGAAGCAGACATTGACGGTGCTGGGACACCCCTTGAACAGCAAGCCAAGGCAACGTTAAAGGCAACAGTTGGCAAAGGTCACTGCGGGCTTTTGTCTGACTTCCCGGCAACTGGGGATGCAACCACCAAGGAAGACATTGAAACTTTACGAATCCGCCCGCGTGTGATTCTCATTCAACCGGAACAAATCATCAATTGGCGTGTGACTGCGGTTGGTGGTGAAACCCTGCTTTCCTTGGTTGTGATTGAAGAATCCACTATTGTTGAAGATGACGGTTTTGAATTTAAGAAAGAACCCCGTTGGCGGGAAATACGCTTGATGCCAGTGAATGAGGAAAACACCCAATTTGCGGCGGTGGTGACACTGTGGAAAAAGCTTGAAAAACCCATTGATGGGGAAGACTTCGCAATTGTTGAAGGTTTCCCGGTTGTCCTTCAGGACCACAGGGGGCAACCCCTTGACAGAATCCCATTTGAATTTGTGGGGGCTGTGAACAATGAACCATGTATTGACAAAGCCCCTTTGCTTGACCTTGCCAACCTGAATGTGGCACATTATCGCAATTCAGCGGATTATGAAGAAGGGGTCTTTATTACCGGACAGGACACATTGGTTTTGACCGGGCTTCAACAAGAATGGGTGGACAAAAACTTCAAAGATGGGGTCAAGCTTGGGTCCCGGTCTGCAATCCCATTGCCCAAGGACGCGGATGCCAAGTTGCTTCACACAGAAGCCAACGGGATTGCAGCGGAAGCAATGAAGCACAAGGAAGAACAAATGAAGGCATTGGGTGCCAAGCTGATTGAACCAATGGCAACCAAGGGGACAGCAACAGAAGCATTGATTGAAGAATCAAGTGAATCTTCTGTCTTGTCCAGTGCTGCAAAGAATGTATCCGCTGCATACCGCAAAGCCCTTTTCCATGCTTCCCGGTTCGTTGCAGACGTGGACCCCAAAACCATCATCTTTGAATTAAATTCAGATTTTGCGGCGGCAATGGCAAGCCCACAGGAACGCGCACAAATCGTTGCAGAATGGCAAGGCGGTCTTATCACCTACGAAGAAGCAAGAACCCAATTACGCAAAGCGGGTGTTGCCACAGAAGATGACAAAACCGCCAAATCCAAGATGGAAGACAACATCATCCCGGTTGAACCTGTTATCTAATGCCAATCAACAAAGCACTTCTTGATTTAGCAATCCGGCGGCAAGTCACACTTGAACAATTGAAGTCCGGGCAAGTCCGGGACTTCAACAAGGTGTTTGCGGACATTTCCGCAACTGTCCGGTCTGAACTTGCCAAGGTGGGGGAACTGACAGACCTGAACAAACAAACAGTCAACCGCTTGTTGGGGACATACAAAACACGGGTTCACAATATTTACACAAAGCAAATCCAGCTTTTCACACCACAGCTTGAGCAGGTTGCCGGGGTATATGCTTCGATGGAAGGCATTGACATTGCTTCAAGCCTTACAGGTGGGGTCAAGGTAGCCTCAGCAACCCCCAAGCAAGCGTTCAGGTTGGCAACAACACAAGCAATGTCACATTCCGGGGAAACCATGAATGATTTCATTGGCAAGCTTGCAGACGGGGAAACAAGCCGGGTGGCCAACACTGTCCGGCAAGGGTTCTTCCAAGGGCGGACCAACCAACAAATTGTGAAGTCTATTATTGGGACCAAGGCGAACAGATACAAAGATGGGATTCTTGAAGTGTCCCGGCGGAATGCAAAAGCAGTGATTCAAACATCTGTCCAACACGTTGCCAGTGTGGGCAGAATGGCAACTTGGAAAGCCAACAAGGACATTGTTGAAAAATATCAATGGGTTTCAACGTTGGATTCCAAGACATCAAACATATGTAAAGGGCTTGATGGGGAACAATACGTCATTGATGCGGGCCCAGTGCCCCCAATCCATGTGAATTGCAGGTCAACCACCATTGCGGTAATGAACCCCAAGTTTGATTTCCTTTCTGAAGGGCGGACCCGCTCAACTGAGTTTGGCCCGGTTGATGCAAAGAAAAGCTATTATGATTGGTTAAAAGACCAAGACGCGGGATTTCAAGACAAGGCACTTGGCAAATCGCGGGCTGGACTGTTCAGGAATGGCGGTCTGTCCCCCAAGCAGTTTAAAGACCTGAGCTTAGACAAGAACTTCAACCCCCTTTCCTTGGATGAAATGAAGTTGCAAGAACCGGAAGCATTCAAGAAAGCCTTTGGTGGGGGTGCCCCTGCCCCTGTGGTCAAGGCTCCGGCGGTCAAGGTGACAACGCCACAACAGACAAAACAGGATGTATTGGCATTGCGTGAAAAATATGATGGCTTGCGGATTGCCAACGAAGCAGAACAAGAAGCGAACATGGTGACGTTGAATTCCTTAAAAACAGAACAAGAACAATTGGACTTTCTGGACGGTGACTTCAAAGCCACACGCCACAGGGGTTATGAATTAGATGGTGAAATGAGGAAAGAAGCACATGAAGCGTTGTTCCTGCCAAAAGAATTGCACACACCGCACAATAAAGTTGTTACAAACTTAGGCACATATTCAGGAAAGTTTGGAAGTGACAACGTTGTTGCGGCAGAATTTGTTGGGAAAATGGTGGTCCCAAAACTTGTGCCCACTGTTTCAATAAACAAGCTGAACAAGCGTTCAGATTATAACTGGCTTACAAAAACGGCAAATGTCAGAAGTGACGCGGGGACAAGCGTCCACATCCATGAAATAATCCATGACATTGAAATTAAACACCCGGACATTTCAGCAAGGGTGAAAGAGTTTAGGGAAAACAGAATGCCGGGGGATGTGGCACAAAAGCTTTCTAAGATCACAGGCAACACAGATTTTGATGCAAATGAATGGGCATATGAAGACCATTGGAAAGAAAAAGGTTGGAGCCAATACGCGGGCAAAGAGTATGACCTTGACCGAACAAAATATAGAGGTAAAAGGCGGTTTTCTGTTGAAAACCGAAGGGCAACGGAAGTTTTGACAATGGGAACTGAGCGTCTTTTCAATGACCCAATTGGGTTTGCACAGATGGACCCGGAAGGGTTTGAATTTATCCTTTCAATCCTCCGGGGGTTTTAGTGGACCAAAAAAGAAGCCGGGTCTTCATAACCCACAGGTTCCGGGGTTATCATTTCCCCGCCCAATGAACCACAAACAGCTTGCACAAAATGCCAAGCGGTGGGGTAGCCCCCTTCTTGGTGTTTTGAAGCAGCGGTTTCAACTTCAGCCCGGTCAAAGTCATCCATTTGAAAAACCCCATTTGCATGGGCAATGGTGGCAGTTTGACCAACAACATTTTTATATTTGAAAATTATCATGGTGAAAGTGTGAACGAAAACCCCAATTGGGTCAATTCATTCAAAAGCAGTGTGTCCACAGCAAAGGGACCACCGGGGTTGAAGACTGTTTTGTTGCGGCGGAACGTTGAAAAACCCTTCCGGTGCAAATAGTCCATTTCCGCCCCAGTTGCACCAACAAGCAAAATGATGTCAGAACCAACCTTTGTGAATCTAAAGAATTTATTCCCCATAACTGAATGAAAAACGTTTTTCGTTTAGCTGTCAATATCTTTCTTGCAAAAACTGAATAAAAACCGTTTTATTGATGTCTAACCGGGGGCGGTGCCTCCACAACCAAAATAAAAATAATGAAATACATCCTCACAGAAGAAGAATTTAACGTACTCAGTGACGAAACAAAAGCAGAATACACCCTTGCAGACGGGACCGCAACTTTGACCCTTGAAGGGCATGAAGAAGCGTTTGTCCCAAAAGGCAAATGGGCAGAATCAGAAAAGCATTTGAAGAATGCAGAAGCCAAAACGCTTGAAGTTGAAAAGCGGGAAGCAAAACTTTTGACAGACCTTGAAGCAAACAAGGGCAATGCAAAGAAAATGCAGGAACTTCGGGAATCCCATGAAACGGAAGTTGCCCGGATTCAAAAGGAAAGTGAGGAACAGGTCCAAGCGTTCAAGGTGGAATCCCATAAGTCTTTGCTTGATGCGGAAGCAACCAAGTTTGCCAATGAACACTTCACAGTGCCAGGCATTATGAAGGACACAATTTTGAAACGCATGACCGTTGAAGAGGTTGGCGGGAAGGCGGTCATTCGCGCATTGGACACGGATGGTAAACAGTCCGCAAAGTCCGTTACTGAAATGCAAAAAGAAATCCTTGAAAATAAGGATTATTCCAGCATCATCAAAGCATCTAAAGGAAAGGGTGGCGGTGCCAACCCCGATCTTGATGGTAAGGGTGGCGGTGCCACAAAACAAGTTACACGGTCCGAATTTGATGCATTGTCACAAACTGAACGGTCAACATTTTCTGTTGCCGGGGGTGAAGTGGTTGATGATTAAACCGGGTTATCCTTTTAAAACCAAATAAATTATATCATTATGGCAAATGCAGTCACATTCACAAATCTTGCACCAATCCTTTACCGTTCTATGGACCGGGTTGCACGCGAACTTACGGGGGTAATTCCCTCTTGTATCGTCAATTCTTCCGGTGTCACTATTGCGGCACAGGGTGACAAGGTTCAGTCCTTGCGCACAACTGAAGCAATTGACAAAGCAACTTACACCCCCGGCATGGTTGTCCCTTCCAGTGGTGATAAAGTCAACGTCATGGACGAATTCAACCTTACGGAATACGTGGGCAAGGAACTTCCGTTGACAGGCGAAAACACCAAGAAGCTTCAGAACATTGCCATGTATGGCAAATGGGTTGAAGACGAGTTTGCGCAAATTATCCGTTCCATGATTAACGAAATGGAAGCTTATATGGCGGGCATTGCTTACCGTGGGGCTTCTCGTTACTTCGGCACAGCGGACACAAACCCGTTTGCAACCAACATCAATGCACTTGCCCAACTTCGCAAGGTTCTAAAGGACAACGGTGCCCCAACAGATGGTGGTCAATTGTCCTGTGTGTTTGATACAGTAGCGGGTGCAAGTCTGCTTTCCATTGCACAGCTTCAGAAGGTCAATGAGGCGGGCAGTTCTGATTTGCTCCGTCAAGGTGCGCTTGGTTCCCTCACAGGCTTCTTGCTTAAAGAATCGGCAGGAATCCAAACACACACAGCGGGCACAGCAACCGGATTTGACGCAGCAGGTGCGGCGGCAATTGGTGACACAGTGATTGCAGTTGATGGTTCAGACGAGGGCACAATCCTTGCGGGTGACGTTGTTACCTTTGCGGGTGATACCAACAAATATGTTGTCAACAGTGCAACCGCTTCGGGTGCCGCTTCCGGTAACATCACACTAAACCGCAACGGACTTCGTGAAGCAGTTGCGGACACAGTTGAAGGCACCATTGGTGGTGATTACACAGGCAATGTTGCTTTTCACCAATCCGCAATTGAGTTTGCCGCCCGCGCCCCGGCACAACCTGAAGGTGGTGACAGCGCAAGTGATGTGATGATGATTGTGGATCCACTTACAGGAATTCCGTTTGAATTCCGCATGTATAAGGGTTACGGCATGAACAAGATTGAAGTGAATGCCTTCTATGGTGGTAAAGTTTGGAAGTCCGAATTTGTCGCAGGTCTGCTTGGCTAACTCTAAACGCTAAACGTTTGACATTTACAAACGCCCCCTGTTGATTCAGGGGGCGTTTTTTATACCAACTCACAGAGAATTGAAATTATGAATACAAAAATTAAGGTAACAAAATCCGGGTATTTCGCGGGCGGCTATCACTCAGAAGGTTCAGAAATTGAACTGACACCAAAGCAGCTTGACTGTGTCAAACGTCGAGACCGGGGCTTCGAAGAGATTGAAGCTTTCAGCCCTGAAGGTGGGCCAAAGATTGCTACAAATGAAGAACCCCAAGAAGACGAAACAGGCACAACCCCAAAGGGTTCATCTGTAAAGGAACTGAAAGCAACCCTTGATGATGCGGGCATTGAATACGCGGCAAATGCCAAGAAAGCAGACCTTCAAACTTTGGTGGACAACATCACAAGTGCTGAAGGTTTGATGTAAAGCCCGGTTTCAGT